TTTCATAAATTTTATGTGATGAGGTTTGAACTTTCCTTTTACATACGCCGTATAGTAATCGCCATCCTTTTTGTGTCCAGAAATGAGCAGTTCCCTACCGGTAACCTCGTATATCAAAGCAAGATCGACTATTTGTTTCTCGGTTGTTATATCACCTTTTCTTATACCACGCTTTATCGTCTCCAATATGTTTGACTGCGCTAAATAATCCTTATTCTTAATTTTCATGATTTTATTGACTTTGGCTTCGAGAGCCCTCCCATTCATAATTTGCTTTATTCTCCTTTTTGTCGCGTTTGTGGGTGGATACGCCTTGATGTCATTCTTACTAAACTTTTTTCGTGTCAGTGGGGATGTGAAGAATGGATCGTTGGCTTCGCGGACGCGATTATAGCGTGTTTCATACGATTCAACCAATCCGTTAAGAAATCGGCGATCCCACACCTGTTTAATCTTACCATCACCTGTCATATCCGTTATGAGGAAGACCCGCTTATCTTTGGGAATGTTACTCTTCTTAGCTTCTGTCATACTATTATTGAACCACGAAGTCACGTTTTTGTTTTCGTTATTGGGTTTATTGTTTTTGGTGTTTTTGGTATTTTTGGTGTTTTTGTTCTTGTTATTGTTTTTATTCTCAAGATTCTTCAACCTTTTTTCATACTTCGAAACATTCACGGCTTTCGGTTTCCTACCCGGACTCGAGGGGCCGTTGTTACCATTACCAAATAATTGACGAGCCACACCGGTCGTATAGCGGCGGAGCTCGTCGGCATTATGGATTCTCCGTCTGACCCGCGGTCTAACATGTCCAACGTTATTGTTATTAGTGTTAGAATTAGAATTATTGTACATAAAATTTCTAGTAAGACCGGGTCCATTTCGTGTGGACACCCTAACACGCGGAGACTGTGGGGATGACGGGCGAATCCTATTACGGCGAAACCCTTCTCTATTGTGTTCCGAGTTTGAGTTTTCTGATGGATCGCGCATCGTTAATGTATATTAATATTTTATTATTCGTTATCATCTGTGAGACCGGCCTCAACATCGATTATAGTTTCGTCGAGGTGAGTCGGAGACTCGGACATTTCACATTGGTCATCCCCACTGAGATCTAATGGGGCGGATTTAGAAAGACATCCACCACACGAACCCTTATTTCTGTTTTTGAGTTTATGTTTTAAAAGAGCGAGATTTTTGGGTGCTGTCACGTTGCCCTGGCCACTTCTTCTTATCTCTCCGAGTTCTTTCATGAGTTCCTCTCGCGACTCGTCCGACTCAGTAAGAGATTTTAACTTTTTAACTAAAGTGTTCTCTCGTATCGCATTATACCGGCGCACGGGATGGATACATATTATCTCCGGTTTATACAATGTTTCAACGTCCTTATAGACAAACTCAAATTCTTCGAGGATTTCTTGTGGTATGGTGGGACTCTGTTCCAGTAAGCGGTCATATTCTGCCCTACATTCCTCTATTAACATTGGACCGTCTTTAGTCCTGTCCTTAAGGGGCAAACTTAATTCGAGACGAATATTTCTTGAAAATTTACCAAAAGAGTTTGCTGCCGCGCGATGACTCTCCATATACTCACTCAATTTCAGGAATTGAGATACAGTAGCGATAAGCCCGGCAATAAGATTCAAACCACCTATACCCGGAGCCACGTAAGGTTTAAGTCCCTCACCGAATGAATCTTGGGCGAAATTTGCGGTACCCGTTATGGTAGAGAGGATAATCACTGGAAGAGTGTAACGCATATTAGATTTCCTGAATTTCTGGAACGATTGGTGGTGCATGTATCGGTAACAAGCGGCGGCCTCGGCCCATCCCTTCAACACAACCTCCTGTTGCTGATGCCATTCTGGGATTTTTTTCTTGGGTTCGTTGGGGGGAGGTGTCATTATTTACGTAATATTAACGCAGATTTTATTACTAATGTAACATTTGTGTAACAAATCTTATATTAGTGTTTATTGTTCTCATTATTTAGGTTTTAGATTTTACAACACTCATAATCATATCGCATTTTACCCGGCCATCCCGTGCGAGGCTGTCGGTTCAATTTAAACGACTTAAGTACTTCATCATTGCGACAACGAATCTTATGCCTATCCAGAAATATACTCATTCGGTGTCCCTGATTAAATCCAGTATTTGCTCTACGACATCTACCAGCGTGGCGACTATCACCGCATTTATAATCGTAACGGACCGAGGAGCGATTCGGACGAGTCAATTTAAATTGGTGAAGAGGGTTAGGACCACAATCCACCTTATGGCGGTCTAGATACAGTGTATGACCCCCACCCCAATTATTAGTACCGGAATTCTTATTAATACTGGCACCGGATGTAGTACCACCACACTGGTAGTTATAATTTATCTGGTTACCTCTCGGACGACGAAGATGGAAGCCCTTCAATGCTTTATTTCCGCAATCAACGTTGTGTCGATCCAAATAAATGGAGTTACCCCCACCCCAATGGTTGGGTTTCGTTGATTTCTCTTGTGTGCTATTCGCGTCTGAAGCGTCGAAGGAGGCGTTCGCGGCACGCTTTCGTTCCGCCTCCTGTTGTTGGTGCCGTCGTTGCGCCTCTTGTTGTTGGCGCCGTCGTTCCGCGGCCGCAGCCTGTTGTTGGCGCTGTCGTTCCACAGTTTTTGGGTCGGGTGGATTGGCGCATACATTTCCAAAACATACCCGCCTTCCCTGTTGCTTCGCTTGGTAACGCGCGGCCCTTAGATTCGAATTATATCGATGTCGGCACCGAGACGCACGGATGGATCGCGAGGACCCACATCCAGACGGATCGCGCCGGCGATGTTTTAACATGAATTTACGACGAGGGGGGCGGACGGGTTTTGGTTGCTTGATGGCGCGACGAGGAGGGCGACGTTGCGCGGCCGCAGCCTGTTGTTGGCGCTGTCGTTGCGCAGCAGCCTGTTTAAGCTTAGAAGCTGCCTCGGCCTCGGCCCTGTCGTTTTCTTCTTTTGCTTTTCTCATTCTTTCTTCTTCCGCCTCCTTGGCAGCTCTCTCTTTGGCCTCCCTGGTCGCTTTCTCTTCGGCCTCCTTGGCCTCTTCTCTCATGGCCGCCGCCCTTGCCTCTGCCTTCGCCTTCGCCTTCGCCTTCGCCTTCGCATCTCGCTTCTTTTTCAAATATATCATGCCGCCGATGAGCGCGACAAACACAATTAATATAAGAACGATAATCCGTTTGTCCATCTTAGTATTAATATACATTTTTTATTACCCCGAGTTTTGCCTCGTCGTGTGCTTACAGACCGATGAAATCATGATTTCATGCGTGAGTCGCCCGAGAAAATTCATGGGTCGGTCTATATCACAAAACAATATGACTCTATGTTTAGTAGTGTTGTTTTGAACGTAATGTGTGTAAGTGTCGTCCAGTAACACGACGTGTCCATCACGCCAGCTATACCTACGATCGCCGATAGATATGAAACAGTCGTCACTGTTGGGGGTAATCAGTCCCATGTGCAAACGCAAACAGCCGCGATATGGTCCAGCGTGTGGTAAAATTTTCGCACCCGGTCGCAACACACTGAACATGGCGATGCGAACGCGTGGCATGCTTTTTATTATCGCCGCGCTCCTCGGGCACATTTTTTCACCGATCGGGTCGATCTCGTTGTACCACCTCAAATAAAGTTTGGTCCAATCTTTCGGATCGGCGACGATGTCTTCAAAAAATAAATCACCTTTGATGGTCTTCAAGTTCTTATAAACTTTCATAGCTTCATCTCGAAACACCTCGAAATTCTGACAGATTTTCAACGCCTCTTTACATATGAATATGTCTTCGTAGATGGGTTGTATTGGAACGGTCGACGTCGCCGTGTAAATTTTATTCGCACGTGGAAACGTCGGTTCCATGTCAGCATTGATATATATACATTTTTTATTACCCTGAATTATCGGGCGTTGGAAACCTAAGTAAAGATTTATCTTCATTAATATTCAAGATGAGTGAAGTTATATGTATCGTGTGTAGATGTAACGACACACTGAGTTCCGTATTGGCCGGTCACCCAAAATGTTTCGAAAAATATAGAACGATGCCGAGTAGCTTCACGCGATTCAGTGAGACTGGATATGAATTCAGTGATATCATACACGAAGATACAACGCGTGATATGTTTGATTGGTGTATGAAAGAATTAAAGAGTGACCCCAAAGATGGACTTCTCTGGCAACCCACGACAATGGCAATGCAAAGGGCTATTCATGAAGGAAACATCAGTCTAGTAAATCATTTACACTCAAAATATAATGTACAGTTACACTCTGTATATCACGACTGGGTTAGCGAAGTTCTGGACTCTCCAAAATTAAAATGCTTTGAACAGGTCGTCGTTCTGTTTGATGCTATAATTAACACAGCCAGAACTCCGGTAATGTGGGTATTTGAACGAAAACATATGTTACTCGCAATGAGTAGAGATGATTTACCATTTAGATTTGATATTATCGCATATTTATCTAATATTGCGGGTATGTCATGGAGTAATGACGAATATCATTACGTGACTAAGTGTCTAGAAATGGGAGATTTAGACCTATTAAGACATATACACAGTCTGGGGTGTAATCTCCTACATAATATGATACATCTATGTTCGGAATACCCCACTCTGTCACAGAGTTCAAGAGATGAATTTGTAGAGTGGTGTAGAACTATACCAGAATGTATGATAGATGAGGAAAATAGACTACGGGAGGAGTGGGAAAAAAATAAACCAACCGTCTCTCCGTTCCATAAGTTATTGGCAATTTTAGATAAAAATTCAGAAGCATTACCAGAGGGAGATTATCTAGAAGCTACAAATCTATTAAAGGAGATATTTGACAAATCAAATTATAATTATAAATCGCCGTTCCGATTAGCTTCAAGTAGAATGGAAATGTATCCATTCGCGCCATATAGGGGACGAATACGACGCCTCCCGGAATCTATTGTACGAGCGGCCGAGGAAGGGTAAAAAAGACTCCTAAGTCTGTCGAGGCTGTATGTAAATGTAAGATGAAGCGATTATTAATATTCGACCTCAACGGGATCTTTTTAGTTCGCCGGCGAGATACTACCCCCCACAAGCCAGATTTCGTAGTTGGAAATTTCAAATGCTTTGT